GGCAATTTCTGTCAGAGGATCCGCAACAGATCCGGGCTGGTACAGCGGGGTAATCGTGATATCATCTTTCATAGGCGTATCGTTCCTTTTGGAAGTTCTGGCAGGCTTCAGCACCCGCCACGATACGCCACCTCCTCAAACTGCGTCACCCAGATTCGCGTATAGCTCTTCGTCCCTCGGTTCGAGAGCAACGGTAGATCATCAATGGCCGGTTCGGAAAGCTCAGACTGTAGGGCGGTACCAACGACGGCCGGCAAACATGCGCTCCATCCAGACTTTCCGTACCCGCAACATAGAATGAAACCATGCCCACACCCCGCGAAACCATCCTCGCCGCGCTGTACGCGCGGCTGTCGGCGCTGCCCTCCACGGCCCTGCGCGGCGACGTGCTGCCCGAGCGCGTGCCGACCGAGGGCCTGCTGATCCTGCGCGATGGGGAACCGGGAGAGCCGGACATCACGCTGTCGCCGCTGGCCTATCACTACCAGCACCGGGCCGAGATCGAGGCGGTCGTGCAGAAGACCGACCGTGATGTTGCGTTCGACACGCTGACCGCCAGCGTCGGCTCGATGCTTGCCGCCGACCGCACGCTGGGCGGGCTCTGCGACTGGGTCGAGGCGGAAGCGCCGCGGCCCGTGGACCTGCCGGTCGAAGGCGCGGTGAGCCTGAAGGCGGCCGTCATCCCGGTGGTGCTGCACTATTCCACGGCCGACCCGCTGGCCTGACCCAACCGACCACAGGAGACGAACATGGCACGAGCCCAAGGGGCGCGGGCGCTGATGGCGCTTGCGTTCGAGACGACCTATGGAACGCCGCCCGCCAGCGGCTTCACCCGCATGCCTTTCGCCAGCACCTCGCTCGGTGCCGAGCAGCCGCTGCTGAACTCGGAGCTTCTCGGCTATGGCCGGGATCCGCTGGCGCCGATCAAGGACGCGGTCACGGCAGACGGCGATGTCGTGGTGCCGCTCGACGCCGAGGCCTTCGGCTTCTGGCTGAAGGCGGCCTTCGGGTCACCGACAACCACCGGTGTGGAGGCCCCGTACAGCCACGAGTTCCAGTCGGGGTCCTGGACGCTGCCCAGCATGTCGATCGAGACCGGCATGCCGGAGGTTCCGCGGTACGCGATGTACTCGGGCTGCGTGCTTGACCAGATCACCTGGCAGATGCAGCGCTCGGGCCTCCTGACCGCGACGGCGCGGCTGGTGGCGCAGGGCGAGAGTGTGGGCACGACCACCAGCGCTGGAACGCCCGCCGCGCTGGAGCTGAAGCGCTTCGGGCATTTTAACGGATCGATCACACGGAATGGGACCGCCCTCGGCAATGTGGTCTCGGCCGAAGTCACCTATGCCAACAAACTCGACCGGATCGAGACCATCCGGAGCGATGGCCGCATCGACGGCGCGGACCCGTCCATCGCAGCGCTGACCGGCCGGATCGAGGTGCGCTTCGCCGACCAGACGCTGGTGACACAGGCCATCAACGGCGAGGCCTGCGAGATGGAGTTCGCCTACGTCCTGCCCTCGGGCGAGAGCTTCACCTTCACCGTGCACGCCGTCTACCTGCCGCGGCCTCGCATCGAGATTTCCGGGCCGCAGGGCGTGCAGGCGACCTTCGACTGGCAGGCGGCGCGCGACAGCGTGGTCGGCCGGATGTGCACGGCAACCCTGATCAACGACATAGAGGTGTACTGATGCTCGCTCTCGACCTGACCAACGCTCCGCGCTGGCATGACCTCTCGCCCGGCGTGCGCGTGCAGCTGCGCCCGCTGACCACCGCGCTGATGGTGGCGACGCGCAGCGATCCCGCCGTCGAGGCAGTTCCGGAGGAGGCCTCGGACGAGGAACGCGCGGTTGCCTTTGCCAAGGCGCTGGCGCGGCGGGCGGTGCTCGCCTGGGAGGGCATCGGCGATGCCGACGGCAAGCCGATCGACCCAGGGCCAGAGGCCATCGACGCGCTGCTCGACGTCTGGCCGATCTTCGAGGCGTTCCAGCTGACCTACGTCTCGAAGGGGCTGCTGCTGGAGCAGGAAAAAAACGTCTCTGCGCTCTCGCCGAATGGTCCTTCGGCGGGGGCGAGCGATACTGCCAAGCCTGCGCGCAAGCCTGCCCGGACTGCCCGGCGCGGCCGAACCAACCGCTGACGCATGAGGGCTGGCAGGTCTGGGACCTTGTCGGCCGCCTCGGCGGCCAGCTGCGCGTGCTCCCCGGCGCGGTGATCGGCTGGGACATGTCGGCGGCGCTGGCGCTCGCTGACGCGCTCGGCGTGTCGCCGCTCGCCATGGCCGAACTGCTGCCCGTCATCGAGGCGATGATGGTGGCCAAGCTCAACGAACAGATGGAAGTCTCGCATGGCCGAGAAACGGGTTAGCGTCCGCCTCGCGGCCGTGGGCGGACGGCAGGTGCGCGCCGAGCTGGAAGGTGTCGGCGAAGCCGGGTCGCGCGGCTTCGGACGGCTGAGCCGCGAGATGGAGGCGGCGAACGCCCGGCTCGCGGCTTTCTCGCGGCGCGCCCGCGTCGCGCTCGGCGCCGCGGCTGCGGGCGCCACCACGGCGCTTGCCGCCATGACGCGCGCGACGATCCAGGTGGCCAACCAGACGCAGCAGTTCGCGCAGGTCGCGAACACCGCCCCGGAGGCGTTTCAGCGCTGGGTGGGCGCCTCGCGCACCGTGGGTATCGAGCAGGAGAAACTCGCCGACATCCTGAAGGACGTGAACGATCGCGTCGGCGATTTCCTGAGCACGGGCGGCGGCCCGATGGCCGATTTCTTCGAGCGGGTGGCGCCGCGGGTCGGGGTCACTGCCGATCAGTTCGCCCGCCTGTCCGGGCCTGAAGCGCTGCAGCTCTATGTCGATACGCTCGAACGGGCCGGCCTCAGCCAGCAGGAGATGACCTTCTATCTCGAGGCCATGGCTTCGGACGCCACCCGGCTTCTGCCGCTTCTCAGGAATGGCGGGGCCGAGATGGAACGGCTCGGCGCCCAGGCCGACGACCTCGGCGCGGTGCTGGATGCCAGCGCCATCCAGGCGCTGCAGCGCACCCAGATCGCGCTCGTCGGTGTCTCCCAGGTGTTCGAGGGCATCCGCAACCGGATCGGTGTAGCGCTGGCCCCGGCGGTGGAGTGGCTGGCAAACACCTTCGTCAGCCTTGCCTCCGAAGGCGGGGCGCTCAGAAGCGCGCTCGACGCCCTGATCGGCAACATCGGGCGGCTGAGCACCTATGCTGCGACGTTCGCAGGCGTCATGGCGGCGCGTTGGGTGGCAGGGTTCGTTGCTGCCGCCATCTCCGTGCGGGGTCTCGCCACGGCGCTTGTCGTCCTGCGCGGCGCGCTGATCCGTACCGGCATCGGGGCGCTGATCGTGGGCGCGGGCGAGCTCGTCTACCAGTTCACCCGTCTCGTCTCGGGTGCTGGCGGCTTCGGCGAAGCGATGTCGCTCCTGAAGGATCTGGCCGTCGAGGTCTGGGAGCGCATCAGGATGGGCGCCGCTGCCGCGGGTGGAGCCGCCACGGCGATGTTCTTCGACCTGAAGGCGGACGCCGCCTCGGGCATGCAGAGCGCCATCGAGAGCGTCGTGGCTTTCGGCAACACGGCCGCGAACACGTTCGAAGGCGCCTACGAGGCGATCAAGGCGATCTGGGGTCTGTTGCCCGCCGCCATCGGCGATCTCGCGTTCCAGGCGGCCAACAGCCTGGTCGACGGCGTCGAGGTGATGCTGAACGGCGTTGTCTCGCGCATCAACGGCTTCATCGGCGGGATCAATCAGGGGCTCGAAGCGCTCGGGTCCGAGCGGCGCATCTCGCTGGTGCCCGACCTCGACCTCGGCGAGATCGAGAACCGCTTCGAGGGTGCGGCCAGTGCCGCCACGACGGCGGCGCAGGCGGCGTTCGACCGGGCCTTCGAGGACAACCCGCTCACCGCACCGGACCTCGGCCTGACCGAGGCGGCGAACCGCGCGCTCGAGTCGGCGAATGTCTACCGCGGCGCCGCGCGCGATCTGGCGGAAGGGGCACGTGCGCCCCTCGAAAGCTGGCAGGCGCTTCGCGACGCCGTGCGCGGCACTGACGAGGCGGGCGCGGATGCATTGGCCGAGGCCACTGGTGCTGCCGAGCGGCTGGAGACGGCGCTCGGCGATGCGGGACGGGCCGCGACGGGTGCAGGGGCGGCGGCCGGAGCTGCCGCCGCAGCGGCTGAGCCCGCGACCGAGGCCGCCGTCACCGGGTGGCAAGCGGTCACGACGGCGCTGTCGGAATACGCCAGCAAGGCGCGCGAGATCGGCGGCGATATCGGCCAGAGCCTCGTCGGCGCCTTCCAGTCTGCCGAGAACGCGGTGGGCCAGTTCGTGCGGACCGGCAAGCTGAACTTCCGCGACTTGGTCACCTCGCTGCTGGCCGATCTCGCCCAGCTTGCGGCGCGACGGTTCATCCTCGGGCCGATCGCCAATGCGCTCTCGGGCGTGTTTTCTGGAGCGGGCGGTATCTTCGCCAGTGTCCTGCATGCGGGCGGGATGGTGGGGTCCGCGGGGCCCTCGCGTATGGTCCCGACCATGGCCTTCGCCGCTGCGCCGCGCATGCATGGCGGTGACATGGCCGGACTTCGCCACGACGAGGTGCCCGCAATCCTGCAGCGGGGCGAGCGCGTGCTGTCGAGGCGGGAGGCACAGAGCTACGGCGCGGGCGGCGGGGTCAACGTCACCATCATGGCCCGCGATGCCGAGAGCTTCCGCCAGTCGCGCACGCAGGTCGCAGCCGACATCGCCCGCGCGGTGTCGCTTGGACGCAGGGGGCTCTGAGCGCCCATCATTGGAAAAGGATCCACAGCGCCACGGCCGCAAGCATCACCCCGGAGGCAATATTCAATGGGCGCGCGCTCCTTTCGCTCCTGAACCGTCGCATCAGCATATCGCCTGCGATCGTCCAGACGGTGAAAGCAACGAAGTTGTTCAATGTGAAAACGCTCGTGATCCAGAGAACGAGCCCGGCGTCGGAATTGGCGTCGACCGGTAGGAACTGAGTGAACATCAATGCGATGATCAGATACGCTTTCGGATTGAGAAGCAGAAGAACTGCGCCGTCCATGACCGTTGCGCGCCGAGCAACCTTGTCGTCGTCCGTGGCGCCCGCGCGCAGGAATTTCAGCGCAAGCCAGAAAATATACGCCGACCCGAGATAACGCATGAGGTCGAAGACTTCGGTGCTCATGCGGGCGACACCAGCAAAGCCGAAGCCGATCGCGGCCGTCACGACGAAGGTCGCCAGATGATACCCGATCGTTACCGGAACCGAGGCCGGCAACCCGAACCGCCCGCCGATGGCCGCGAAGAACATGTTGCCTGGCCCGGGACTGTAGGCGAGCGGGAAAAGAAACAGAATGAGCGCAAGGGTAAGCTCGAGCATGCGGGGGACCTCCATTGAATTCGTGGCGGTTTTCACTCCGGAATCGCGGTGAAGCGACCCGTTTCATGCGCAAGTCGGGCTTTTCTCCGTCACCGGTTCAATTCGGCGATTGACGAACCGCCGCAGTTGGCGGGGACAGATGGCGCCGGCCCGAAAATGTCCTTCCAGATGAGACCCGCCAGTGGCCTTCCATGAGGTCCGGTTTCCGGACGACATCAGCCGCGGCGCGCGCGGCGGACCCGAGCGGCGCACGCAGATCGTCGAGCTCGCCTCGGGCGACAAGGAGCGCAACGCCAGCTGGTCCAACTCGCGCCGCCGCTACGATGTCGCCTATGGGATCCGGCGCGCTGACGATCTGGCGGCGGTGGTTGCCTTCTTCGAGGGGCGCAACGGACGGCTCCACGGTTTCCGCTTCAAGGACTGGGGCGACCACAAGTCCTGCCTGCCCTCGGGCATGCCGTCGCCTACCGACCAGGCGATCGGCACCGGCGATGGCGCGACGACCGCGTTCCAGCTGATGAAGCGTTATGCCTCTGGCAGCCAGACCTGGCTGCGGACGATCACCAAGCCGGTCGCCGGCACGGTGCGCGTCGCGTTCGATGGCGAGGAGCAGCTCAGCGGCTGGTCCGTCGACACGACTAACGGCGTCGTGACCTTCGATAGTGCGCCCGCCGAGGGCGTCGCCATCACCGCGGGCTACGCCTTCGACGTTCCGGTCCGCTTCGACACCGATGCACTCGACGTGACGCTCGATCTCGAGCGGCTCGGCTCGATCACCTCCATCCCGCTGCTGGAGATCCGGCGATGAACGACACCGGCGTTCGCGGGGCTTACGCGGCGCCACAGGCGCCACGGTCCCCGCTCACCATCGCAGCCGTGCTGCGCGACTCCGTGCGAAATTCAACGACCCGGGCCATCCGTTATGAATGACGAATCCCGTTTCATCGCAGGTGTTCTCAGGGAACTCGCCACATCCACCGCCGTGATCCTCGCCGCCTGGGGGGCGCTCGGCGGCGCCACGAACGCGCTGACCACCAAGATGCGGCTGCGCGATGCGCTGCGGCACATCCTGCTTGGCGGGCTGATCGCGGCCGGGATGGGCAGCCTCTCCATGGCCGTGATCACCGCCTGGCTCAGCCTGCCGCCCGAGGCGATCCCTGCGGGCGGAGCAGCGGGTTCGGCCGCCTATCTCGTAGGGGTGTTCGGCCCGGCCTTCATCGAGATGCTGCTCGCCCGCCTGCGCCGCGCTAACGAAGGCGGCGGCGATGAATGACCTTCTCCGCCTCACGCGCTCTCTCCGCTGCGACCCCTCCGATCCTTGGCAGGCCTTCGCTCACCGCCTGCGTATCGGTCTCGCCGTCGCGGCGCTGATCCTGGTCCTCTCGCTTCTCCGGTAATCCCATGCACATGACCGACCGGGGCCTGCTGGCCCTCGTCCGGCACGAAGGACTCGTGCCCGGACCCTATCTCGATGTGAAACAGGTCTGGACCTTCGGCATCGGCCACACCGCCGCCGCCGGGCCGCCCGATCCCGCCACCATGCCGCGCGGCATGCCCGCCGATCTCGATGCCGGGATCCGCGAGGCGTTCCGGGTCTTCCGCGCCGACCTCGCGCGCTACGAGGCAGCCGTCCTGCGCGCCGTGAAGGTGCCGCTGGCGCCGCACGAGTTCGATGCGCTGGTCAGCTTTCACTACAACACCGGGGGCATCGCGAAGGCCGCGCTGACCCGGCACCTCAATGCCGGCAATCGCGTTGCAGCCGCCGGCGCGTTTCTGAACTGGCGGCGACCGGCCTCCATCTTCCCCCGCCGGGAGGCCGAGCGCGACCTGTTCCGCCATGGTCGCTATCCCGGCGGCACGATCCCTGTCTGGTCCGTGGATCGCACGGGCCGGGTGGATTTCTCGCGGCCGATCCATCGCCTGACCGACGACGAGGCTCTGGCGCTGCTGCGGCCGTTGCCGCTGCCGAGGCCGCCGGTCCTCGATCCTGCACCCGACGCGCCCATCGGCTGGTTCGCCCGGCTGGCCGCCTTCTTTTCGACCATGATCCGGAAGGCCTGACCCATGCGCTACATTCGACCCAACTCGCTCACCTGGTGGGCGGGACTTCTCGCCATGCTCACCGGCATCGCCTCCCTCGCAATGCCTTCCACCGGGCCGCTCGGGGAACTCTCCCGTCTCGTCGCGCTGCTCGCCGGCAGCGGCGATGCCTCGCCTGCAGGGCTGATGTTCCTCGGGCTCGGCCTGATCGGACTGCGCGACCGGATCGAGCGCGGGTTCCGCGGCGATGCTTGAGTTCCTCGCAGGTCTGGTCGTGGGCTGCTGCCTCGGCGTCTTCGTCGCCGCCATCTGCGTCGCCGCCGCACGGGGTGAGCGGGGCGATGGCTGATCTCCTGATCTGGCTGATCGCGGCTCTGGGCGCGGTCGGCGGCGTCGTCCTCGGACGGGTGTGGGGGCGCGCGGAAGGGGAACGCGCGGGCAAACGGGAGGCGGAACGCGATGCGATGGAAGACAAGAACAAGCGTATCGAGCGCGGGCGGGATGCGCTTCGCGATGGCCGCGGCGCTGGCGATCCCGCTGAGCGGCTGCGCCACAACGATCGGCGCTGGTGACGCGGGCTGCGCCTCCTATGCCGAGGCGCGGCTCGTCCGACCACCCGCCGAGACGGTCGACGCCGTGCCGCCGGACTGGGCGGACTGGATCGCCGACCTCGACGACCGCATGACGGGAACCTGCCGATGAAATCCCTCTCGCCCGCGTTGCAGGCGCATCTCGACGAGGGCACGACCACACTCGCCTGGTGCTGGCGGATCGCGCGCGCCGACGGCGTCACGTTCGGCTTCACCGACCATGACCGGACGCTGACCTTCGATGGCACCGACTTCGAGCCCGAGAGCGGGCTGACCGCCTCAGAGGTCCGCTCGGGATCGGACCTGTCGGTCGATGCGCAGGACGCGGAAGGCGTGCTGACCTCGGACCGGATCACCGAGACCGACATCCTCGACGGCCGCTGGGACAACGGGGAGGTCGAGGTCTGGCGGGTGAACTGGGCCGATACCGGGCAGCGCGTGCTGATGCGGCGCGGGGCCATCGGGCAGATCCGGCGCGGGCGGCTGGCCTTCGTCGCCGAGGTCCGCTCGCTCGCGCATGTGCTCGGCCAGACGGTCGGGCGGACCTTTCAGGCGACCTGTGATGCCGCGCTCGGCGATGGGCGCTGCGGCGTCGATCTGGAGGACCCCGCCTACAAGGGCACGGGCGCCGTGATCGATCTTCTGCGCGAACGGTCCTTCACCGCCTCGGGCCTCGGCGGCTTCGCCTCCGGCTGGTTCATCTTCGGCACGGTCGAATGGACCAACGGCGCAAACGCGGGGCGTATGACGGAGGTGCTCGGCCATGACGTGACGGACGGCATCGCAGTCCTGACGCTGCTCGAGGCGCCGGTGCGCGCGATCGCGGAGGGCGACGGCTTTACGATCCGCGCGGGCTGCGACAAGCGGATGGAGACCTGCGGGGCGAAGTTCGCCAACACGGTCAACTTTCGCGGCTTCCCGCACATCCCCGGCCAGGACGCCGTTCTCCGCTATGCCACCAAAGATGGCGGCCACGAAGGGTCGGTGTTGTGATCTCCGCCGATCCCGCGCGCGTCATTGCCATCGCGCGGTCCTGGCTCGGCACGCCGTACCACGACCAGGCGAGCCTCCGGGGCGTCGGCTGCGACTGCCTCGGGCTGGCCCGGGGCGTCTGGCGCGAGGTCGTGGGTCCAGAGCCGTTCCCGATCCCCGCCTACAGCCGCGACTGGGGCGAGACGGGCCCGCGCGAGGTTCTGGCGGAAGGCGCGCGCGCATGATGACCGAGGTGTCGCCGGCCGAGGCCGGTCCCGGCGCGCTGTTCCTGTTCCGCATGAAGCCCCGCGCGATCGCCAAGCATGTCGGGATCCTCACGGGCCCCGCCACCTTCCTCCACGCCTACGAGCGGCTCGGCGTGATCGAGGAGCCGCTCACCCCATCCTGGCGGCGCGCATCGCCTTCGCCTTCCTGTTCCCGCAACGCTGAGATCCGAACATGGCCACCCTCGTTCTGGGTGCCGCAGGCGCTGCCATTGGCGGCAGCATCGGCGGCGCGATCCTCGGCGTGAGCGCCGCGACCATAGGCGGCTTCATCGGCTCCAGCATCGGCTCGGTGGTCGACAGCTGGATCATCTCGTCGCTGGCGCCCACGCAGCGCATCGAGGGCGCGCGGCTCGATAGTCTCCGGATCACGTCTTCCACCGAGGGCGCCGTCATCCCGCGGCTCTACGGGCGGATGCGCATGGGCGGCAACATCATCTGGGCGACGGACTTCCGCGAGGAAACGAAGACCACCACGCAGGGCGGCGGCAAGGGCGGTGGGGGCGGCAAGGTCAAGACGACCGAGTATCTCAACTACGCCAGCTTCGCCGTGGCGCTCTGCGAAGGGCCGATCACCGGCATCGGCCGCATCTGGGCCGACGGCAAGCCGATGGACCTCTCCGGCGTGACCTGGCGCTGGTATCCCGGCGACGAGACCCAGACGGCGGACCCGTTCATCACCGCGAAGATGGGGGCGGCCAGCACGCCCGCCTATCGCGGCACGGCCTATGTCGTCTTCGAGGAGCTGGCGCTCTCGACCTATGGCAACCGCCTGCCGCAGCTGTCCTTCGAGGTGTTCCGGCCGCTGGCCGATCCCGACACCGCCGAGGGGCTGACCCGCGCCGTCACCATGATCCCGGCCTCCGGCGAATTCACCTACGCCACACAGGCCATCCGCAAAACCGATGGCGGCGCAACGGCGCCCGAGAACCTGAACGCGCTGGCCGACTCCACCGACATGGTGGAAGCGCTGAACCGGCTGCAGGCGATGGCCCCTGCGGTCGAGAGCGTCAGCCTCGTGGTGGCCTGGTTCGGCGACGATCTGCGGGCAGGCTCCTGCAAGGTGCGGCCCGGCGTCGAGGTGACGGCCAAGTCGACCACGCCCGCCAACTGGTCGGTGAATGGCGTGAGCCGCGCCAGCGCCTTCCTCGTCAGCCGCGACGACCAGGACCGCCCGGTCTATGGCGGCACCCCGTCCGACTTCGCGGTGGTGCAAGCCATCCAGGAGATGAAGGCGCGTGGGCTGCGGGTGACCTTCTATCCCTTCATCCTGATGGACGTGCCGCCCGGCAACACGCTGCCGAACCCCTATTCCGACAACGCTGCCGCATCGGGCCAGCCCGCATTCCCCTGGAGGGGCCGGATCACCTGTTCTCCGGCGGCAGGTTTCGCAGGGACCGTGGACAAAACCGCCACTGCGGCCGCGCAGGTCGCGGCGCTGTTCGGCGCGGCCACGCCTGCGAGCTTCGGCGTCTCGGGTCAGTCGGTGTCGTGGACCGGGCCCTCCGGTGGCTGGGGCCTGCGCCGCATGGTGCTGCACTACGCCCATCTCTGCGCTGCGGCGGGCGGGGTCGACGCCTTCCTGATCGGCACCGAGATGCCGGGGCTGACGACGATCCGCTCGGGCGCGTCCACTTATCCGGCCGTGCAGGCGTATCGGGACCTGCTCGCGGATGTTCGCTCGATCCTCGGGGCAGGCACCAGGATCGGATACGCGGCGGATTGGTCGGAGTATTTCGGGCACCAGCCGGGCGACGGCAGCGGTGACGTGTTCTTTCACCTCGACCCGCTCTGGGCCGATCCGGAGATCGACCTCATTGGCATCGACAATTACATGCCGCTGTCGGACTGGCGCGACGGCTTCGAGCACGCGGACGCGGCCGAGGGCTGGCCCGCGATCCATGACCGGGCCTATCTGCAGGCGAACATCGCGGGCGGCGAAGGCTTCGACTGGTTCTACGCCAGCGCGGCTGATCGGTCGGCGCAGGTCCGGACCGCGATCACCGATGGTGCTGCCGGGAAGCCGTGGGTGTTCCGCTACAAGGATCTGCGCGTCTGGTGGTCGAACCCGCATTACAACCGCCCGGGCGGGGTGGAGAGCGGGACGCCGACGGCATGGGCGCCGCAGTCCAAGCCGATCTGGTTCACCGAGCTTGGCTGTCCTGCCATCGACCGGGGCACCAACCAGCCCAATGTCTTCTTCGACCCGAAGTCGTCGGAGAGCTTCACGCCGCATTTCTCGCGGGGCTGGCGCGACGACGCGATCCAGCGGGCCTATCTCGAGGCGACGTATCTCTGGTGGGGCGATGCCGCGAACAACCCCGTCTCCTCGGTCTACGGCGGGCCGATGGTGCATGTCCCCGAATGCGCCGCCTGGACCTGGGACGCGCGGGGCTGGTCGAGTCCCGGATCGACGTTTCCGGCCTCTGGGGCGCGGTCGAAGGCTACGCCATCACGGCGCTGGAAAGTCCGCGCGCCTCGATCACCAGGCTGTCGCGCCACTTCGGCTTCGACGCTGTCGAGACCGAGGGCGTGATCCGGTTCGTCATGCGCGGGCGAGCCTCCGCCGCCAGCCTCGCGACTGACGATCTGGTGGCCGCCCGCGAAGGCGACGTGCTGGAACTGACGCGCGGCCAGGAGACCGAACTGCCGCAGGCGCTGAAATGGCAGATCGCCCGTGCCGACGAAGATTACGACGCGGCCCTCGTCGAGGCACGGCGCATCACCGTGGACACGACCCGGATCGCCTCCGAGTCCTTCCCGATGGCGGTGCCGCCCGAGGAGGCCGAGCGCCGCTGCCGCCGCGCGTTGATGGAGGCGTGGGTGGGCCGGGAGACGGCGGCGTTCCGTCTGCCGCCCTCGCGCCTCGCGCTCGATCCGACCGACGCGATCCGGCTCGCGCATGACGGACGGCTGGTCGACCTGCGGCTCGTCTCCATCGCCGACGCCGAGGCTCGGGGCATCGAAGCGGTCCGCCAGGACCGCGCGACCTACGATCTGCCGCCCGGCGATCCCCGCGCGGCGTCGCTGACGCGGGCGGTCGTGTTCGGCGCGCGGGATGCGGTGCTGATGGACCTGCCGCAGCTGACCGAGGACCAGCCCGCGCATAGGCCGCTTGTCGCGGCGCACGCGGTTCCCTGGCCTGGCGAGATGGCGGTGTTCCGCAGCGCCTCGACCGACGGGTTCGAACTGCTCACCAGCTTCGGGATGCGGGCCCGGATCGGCACGCTGGTCTCCGACCTCTACGCCGGGCCCACATCGCGCTTCGACCTCGGCAATGCGCTGGTGGTCGATCTGCTGACCGGCACGCTGGAGAGCGTCACGGACCTGACGCTGTTCGGCGGCGCTAACGCGCTCGCCATCGAGAGCGCGCCCGGCGTCTGGGAGATCGTGCAGGCGGGCGCGGCCGAACTTCTGGCGCCCGGCCGGTATCGGCTGACCAGGCTTCTGCGCGGCCAGCGGGGGACAGAAGGCGCCATGGGCGACCCGGCGCCTGCGGGCGCGCGGGTGGTGGTGCTGGACGACAGCCTCGCGTCGCTGCCGATCGCCGAGGCCGATCTCGGCATCCCGTGGAACTGGCGCGTCGGCCCGGCGAGCCGTCCGGTCAGCGACGAGACCTATGTCGCGCAGACCTTCACGCCCGAAGGCGTCGGGCTGCGGCCGTTCTCCGTCGCACATGTCGAGCAGCCATGGCGCACGCCGCGCATGCCCGGCGATCTGACCATCCGCTGGACGCGCCGGTCCCGGTCGCTCGCGGCCGACAACTGGGGCGCGGTCGACGTGCCGCTCGCCGAGGAAACCGAGGCCTACGAGGTCGAGATTCTCGACGGCGCGACGGTGAAGCGGGTGCTGAGCACGGCCACCACCAGTGCGGTCTACACCTCCGCCCAGCAGACCGCCGACTGGGGCGCGCCGCTCGGCCCCGGCGATAACCTCACCGTCCGCATCTTCCATCTCTCCGCCCTCGTGGGACGGGGCGCGCCCAAGTCCGTCACGCTGAGCTTCTGAGGCATCGCAATGAGTTCTGGCAGGGCACGCATCCTGCGGCGTAAGCTTGGGTCATGCTTCCTGAAGACGAAGACCGTATAGCAGCCCAGCTTGCCAGAGTGATGGCCGTGGCCTGCGTGCGCAACACACAGCTCGAGGACTTGCATGCGGGTCCGGCGCCCGTCTCCCACGCGGGCGACGGCAGCGACGTCATCGTCGTGGACGCCGAGGGGAACCGTATTCCATGGTCCGAGGTCTCTCGGATCGACGACGACGAGATGCGCGCGCTCATGCGCGAGATCGTGGATCGCCTCTACACCTTCCATCTGCGGATCGACGACCCGGCCTTCAGGGCCGAGATCGATCGCTGGGCCGCAATGACCGCGAAGTGGGACGTGCCGAAGCCCGACCCGGTTCTGTCGGCCATTCCGGCGGAGACGCCCGAGCGCGGGTAGCCCGCCACCTACCATCGCCGCGCCTTCATCCGCCGCCTGCCATGCAGGCGGCGTTCTTCGTTTTGGAGACCGCCAATGTCCGACGCCACGACCCATCTCCTGCTGCCCTACATCCTCGCGGCGCAGGCCCAGAAGCATGTCACCCACAACGAGGCGCTGAGGATCCTCGACGGGCTCGTCCAGCTCTCGATCCTCGATCGGGACCTGACCAGTCCGCCCGGTAGCCCTGCCGATGGTGACCGTTACATCGTCGGCTCGGGCGGGACGGGCGATTGGGCCGGCTGGGATCTGAACGTCGTGCTCTGGACCGATGGCGTGTGGCTTCGCCTGCCGCCGCGCACCGGCTGGCGGGCATGGGTCGAGGACGAGGGCCTGCTGCTAGTTTACGACGGCGCAGGCTGGGTCGGTACCACGCCAAACGCGCTGCAGAATCTTGCGCGGCTGGGGCTCGGCACCACGGCGGATGGGTCGAACCCGTTCTCGGCCAAGCTTAACGCCGCACTCTGGACGGCGAAGACCGTCGCCGAGGGTGGCACGGGCGATCTGTTCTACACCATGAACAAGGAGGCTGCGGGCGACGATCTGGGGCTGACGCTCCAGACCGGTTTCGTCACCAAGGCGCTCGTCGGCCTCTTCGGCTCGGACCGCTTCCGCGTCGCGGTCTCGGCCGACGGCAGCACCTTCTTTGACGGGCTGAGCGTCGACAACGCCACCGGCATCGTCGACCAGCCGCGCCTGCCGCGGTTCAAGGCATACACCAACTACGACAACTACGTCGGCGTGGGGACCTGGACGAAGATCGGCCTCAACAACACCGACTATAATGATCAAGGAGCGTTCGACGCCGCGAACAATTACTTCGTGACGCCCGCGGACGGCACCTACCTCTTCGGCGCGACGCTGCTCTACAAGGTCAACGCCAGCACCGCGGCGCGCATGAGCGGGCGGCTCGTGCTGAACGGCGGGACTGAGTGTCTGACTCATAATTTCAGCCGGTTTAGCAGTATCTTGCGAGCCGTCGCGTAACGATGCGGATGTGGGCGACGGTCAGCCATGCAGTGGCGCTCTCGATGGTTTTCTCCCAGTCCTTTGCGAGGCGGCGGCATCGACCGAGCCAGGCGA